CTACATTCATAATAAGGATATGAAAGTCTGATCCAGTTTTAAATAAAGTTCCTAATTTTCTTGATTGAGATTTAGTTATATTTGCTTGCCATAAAACGGTCACTTTTTCAATATGATCAGGTAAATGAGCAGGCAATTCTTGATTGTACCAAGTCCCTATCACTCCTTTAGGAGCTATAATTAAAAGGCCATCTATTTTACCTTTGTCATAAAGCATAGCAGCGTTATCAATTAATACTTTTGTTTTACCTGTACCCATTTCCATGAAGTAGGCATAGGTCTCCTTATTCCAAGATTTTTCCAAAGCAGTAATCTGATGCTTATACGGATCAGTTTTAAATTTATAATTCATCTTTCTATTGACTTGTTATACCGGATCCACTATATATTTGTCAACTATGTATAGAAAGAAACAAGAGGACATATTCAGTACAATTGAATGTAAACCTGCACCTAGTGAACCTAGGACTTTATCTACAGTGTATGTTATTCAAGAAATAGCTGGAACTAGAGAGGGTAGACCAAAAATAAATATTATGGGAGCTGCGCATTATGGAAAATTTAAATTTCTATTGCCCGAGCTTTCCCAAATTATTTTTTCTCCCGGTCCTTTAATTTTTAAATTAAGAGATGGTTTAAAAAATTATACCATCAATGATTATTTATTATTAACAGGCGATCCTGCTATTATTGGAGTCGCATGTTCTATTGTTTCTGATATAACTAATGGTAAATATCAATTACTCAAGTGGGATAAACAAGAAAGAAAATATTACCCTATTGAAATTAACTTACACGAGAAAGGAAAAATAAATGAGTGATATTAATTTTGAAAAAGATCAAGAAGAGGTTCTAGATAGAACAGAAAATATAAAATCTTTAGCGGATCAAGTTAAAAAACTAAGAGATCTGGAAGATGAATTAAAAAATGATGAAGAGACTCTCAAAAATAAAAAACGAGAAGCTGAAAAAATTTCAGGTGAAATAATCCCTACACTTCTAAGTGAAATGGGATTAGCATCTATTAAACTAGCAGATGGATCTGCAGTTGAAGTGAAACCGTATTATGCAGCTAATATCTCTGTGAAAAACAGAGAAGCAGCGTATAATTGGCTTCGTTCTAATGGCCTAGGTGATATCATTAAAAATGAAATTACCGTTTCCTTTGGAAGGAACGAAGATAACAAGGCGGCAGATTATGCTAACCTTGCGAAGGGTCAAGGATTTCAACCGACACAAAAGTTGAAGGTTGAACCTATGACCCTGAAAGCGCTGGTCCGAGAGCGTATTGAAAATGGCAAAGATATGCCAACGGATATTTTTAACGTGTTCGCAGGAAACAGAACCACAATCAAAAGGAAACAATAAACATGAAAAGTGAAACACAAATCACGAAACGTGAAAACGCAGGTGCATTGTCTTCAAACTTATTTGAAGCTGATGCAAATGCAGGCTCTCAGAATATAACGCAGGATGATCTTGCGTTACCATTTTTGAAAGTCTTGGGACAACTATCTCCCGAAGTAAATAAAAGGAATGGGAAATATGTCGAGGGGGCAGAACCTGGCATGATTCTCAACACCGTCTCAAATGAGATATATGACGGAAGTAAGGGGATAGAAGTATTGCCTGTATTCTACAAAAGACAACTTGTGGAATGGCAAGACAGAGGTGAGAGTAAAGGTGCTCCAGTAGCAATTCACGAAGCTACGAGCGATATCATGAGTAAAACCACTCGTGATAAATCCTACAAAGATAGATTACCAAATGGTAATTATATCGAAAATACTGCAAATCATTTTGTAGTTCTCTTGGGACAAACTCCCACAACAGCTTTGATTTCTATGAAAGCTACTCAATTAAAAATTAGTAGAAAATGGAACTCAATGATGATGGGCATTAAAATGCAAGGGGCAAAAGGTTTGTTTACTCCGCCAACTTATAGCCACATTTATAGACTAAAAACTGTTCAGATGTCTAATGACAAAGGAACATGGTTTGGTTGGGATGTAGCGAAAGTAGGCCCAGTAACTGACAAATCTGTTTACGAGATTGCAAAAAATTTTGCTGAACGTGTAGGGAAAGGCGAAGTAGAAGCTAAACCTGAAGCGCAAGAAGCAAAAAGAAAATCTTTAAGTTTATAGACTCCGAGGAGTGGGGCGGGAGCGGGAGACTTAACTCGCCCTATTAACTTATATGAAAGTGATTAAACAGGCACCAACTACTTATGAGCACTGGATTGATTCGGGCAGGATTATTATACCCTGTCTTAAAGGCACCCCTATCGTTACTGATTGGAGTAGTCCGAATTTTAAAGTAACGAAAGAAGAATGGAGAACTAAATATACACACTGCGCAATAGGTTTAAGATTAGATCAAGATATTGATTTTGATATTGATAACGAATTAGCAAAAAGATTTATAGAGAAATATGTAAGACCAGGAGCTGCCATTTCCGGTAGACCCAGTAATCCAAAAAGCCATTATTGGTGGAAGGGTAAATTAGATTTTAAAAAATTTTCCCTTCCAAAAGAACTCGAAGGTTACTACAAAGCTTTTCCACATGGAGCTACCTTATGTGAAATTAGAAATGGAAGTAGCCAATATACTATAGTTCCTGAATCTCTCCACAGTAAAGCTAATGAACATGTTAAGTGGGAGAGTTATGAGGGAATAAAAGAATATCCTGGTGATCTAAATACAGATTTAAGAAAAGTTGCTCTTTCAACCGCATTATGCATTGTATATGGATCTCAAGGGCAAAGAGATGCTTTTTGTACTGCAGTTGCAGGAGTTTTAGTAAAACATACTAAGTGGACGGAAGAAGAGATTAATGAATTTGTTCATAATTTAGCTCTTTTATCTGATGATAATGAAGCAGAAGACAGAGCAGAAAAAGGGACGAGTGTTAAGAAAGCAACTAAAAAATATGGAATGAATAAACTTGCTGAAATTATTGGATGCTCACCAAAATCAGTAGCAGAAATATTTAGCTGGATTGGAGTAGGTTATGAAACAGTTCAGGGAGCTGGAGTTATAGGAGAAATTTTAGAATATGGAGAGGACCGATACCTAGTACAAGTAAATGCAATGGTTGAAGGGAAACCTCAGAAAATAGAAATTATAGTAAATGGTCCCACCCTAATGAAACAAGGACATTTTTATGATGAAGTAATGAAGCAGGCACAAGTATGGATTCCTCAAATGAAGAAGAACGACTTTGATAAAATTATGAAAATCAAATTTGATGCAAGATCTCATTCAGATGATTATGTGGAAGAAGCTGCAGAGAATAATAAATTTATTAAATATTTTGAACATTATCTAAGCGCGAGACAAGCTTCGACGGACAAGAAAAGTTTAATAGAATATAAACGCCCTCATTATAATCAAGAGAAGAAAGTCTTAGAATTTGATTTAGATAACTTTGAAGATTACTTAAATGAAGTACGAAGAATAGATATGCCGAGAGTAGATTTAGTTTTGAAAGTTCAAAGAGTTTTAGAAGCCAGAAAAATAAGAGGGAAAGCGGAAGGAAAATCTTTTCCTCGTTGGCGTATCACTGATTATGAAATTGCTAAAAGCAGTTTAATTATTGAAGGAGAAGCGATTGAAGTAAAGGAGATTGAAGATGACAAAGCCTAGATTTGTAGCAGGCCCACCAGGAACCGGAAAGACTCATACGTTTTTATTAGAAAAATATAGAGAATTTTTTAGAAAATATGATCCTGATAAAATTGTGTTGATCTCTCACACTAATACAGCTGTTAACGAAATCTTAAATGCAGCCATGGATGTACCTGAAATTAAAGAAAGAGGTTATCGAAGAAAATTTTTTGAGGATAGAATTTGTACTATTCATCATTACTGCAAAAAGAAATTAGATCATAAAGAAGTGTTTACTGAACAAGATAATGAAGATTTTAAAAACTTATGTCGCCTTCATGTCGCTTTTGCTTATGCAAAAATTGGAGAGGATCCCTATAAAGATCATCCTTTTTTTAAGTTTATCAAAGCAGCCCATGGGTACGAGCGTACGTTAAAGGAGCATTGGCATCATCCCAACACTGATCGTTTAGAATATAGTCCATACAATCTAACCCAATTACAAGAATTAAAAACAGTTTATGAGCAATACAAAAAAGATAATAATCTTTATGATTTTGCGGACATGATTATAAAATACAACGAGAAAAAAATAGAGTCTGATATTGAAGTACTGATGGTAGATGAAGCACAAGATACTAATCGTCCACAGTTACGAGCTGTTTTTAAAATGGCTAAAAACGTTAAAGATGGCCACTTTTACATGATAGGAGACCCCGATCAAACTATTTTTGAATGGGCTGGATCTGATGCAGAGTATTTTCACAAAGCTTCTGCTAATCCATGGCACGAATTAACTCAAGGGAAAAGATGCGGCGAAGCTATTAATAAATTTTGTAAACAAATCATTGCTCCTATATGGAAACATTATGGGTATAGTAGAACATGGCTCCCCGCTCCAGGAATTCAAGGAAACATTTTTCCATTACCTGATCTTCGCCCTTCTTTAAGTTTAAAGAAACTTTTAGATAAAATAAGAAATACCAAAGAGACATTTATTTTTGCTTATAGAGGAAAGCCAAGTGATAAAAGGATAAAAGAATTTTTTGAAATGCATGGTATAGAGTATGCACATATTACAAGCTCAGCACATGTATCTCTTAAAGAACTAAAATGTCATGATGAATGGCCCAGCTTTATTGAAGGAGCACCTAAAAGTTTAAAGCAACTAAAACATTTCTGGGAATATCTAAGTAGTAAGGCTATTGTTTATGGAAAAGGCTCTTTTAAATTTGAAGATTGGATTAATAAAGATTATACTATTGATGAAGTAATTGAAGCAGGGTTATTAAAACCACAATCGAAAGAGGTAAAGAATTTTGATTTATTAAGAAAACGCGCAAAGGGGTGTGACGTCAAGCACCACGAAAGAAGAATGGTTTATATTAGAAAAATCGTAAAGAATGGATTTGATTTTGATGGGAAAATCAGAGTTAAGTATGGCAATATTCATAAAATAAAAGGAACAACGTTCGATAATGTAGTAGGAGATTTAACCATATTTAGAAGAGGTAAACGTGAACCTATGTTTGTGGAATTAAGATTAAAATATACTATGTTCAGTCGGGGAATAAATGATGCATGGGTTTTAAGATCGGAAACAGGAAGGAGTCTAGGAGAATATGGGGGCTTATAATAAACAAATTGGTGGATCCCACTATAGAAAATTAAAAATTCAGCCGAGCGAATTTATTAATAAAAATAAAATTTTATTTGCGGAAGGCAACGCAATCAAGTATATATGTAGACATACTTATAAAGGAGGAAAGCAAGATTTGGAAAAAGCAAAACATTATATTGATATGATTATTGAGAGAGATTACACAGAAGAGAATCCATTAGATAAGAAAAATTTTTGGGGGATATTAAAAAAATAATGTGTACTTCCCCTGAACTAAGTGACTTAAATTTAAAAGGGA